TGCAATTTCTTCAACTAAATCTGCAGCAACATCTATGGGTGGAGGAGGAGGAGGCTCAATACCTACTCCATCAGTAACTCCTGCAGCATCACCACCAGCTTTTAATATAGTTGGCTCTAGTGGAACAAATCAATTAGCCGATGCAATAGGTGGACAATCTCAGCAACCAGTTCAAGCGTTTGTTGTTGCAAGTGAAGTAACTTCAGCACAAGCATTAGAAAGAAATACAATTGAAGGAGCTACAATTGGATAAATACAAAATTTAAGAAAAAATACGTTATATAATTATGAGAATAGTAGAACTAATATTAGATGAGGAACAAGAAGATGCAGGAGTTGAAGCTATAAGCGTAGTGGAATCACCTGCAATAGAATCTGACTTTGTTGCCTTAAACTCAGAAGAAATAAAACTTGCTGAAATCAGTAAAGAAAAAAAAATATTATTAGGTGCTTTATTGATACCTAATAAACCAATTTATAGAACTGGAGATGAAGGAGATTATTATATTTTCTTCTCTAAAGATACTATAGTAAAAGCATCCCAGATGTATTTAAAAAATGGTTATCAAAATAATTCAACTCTTGAACACGATCAGACTTTGAATGGTTTGACGTTAGTCGAGAGTTGGATTGTTGAAAGCGAAACGCAAGATAAATCCAGGAAATACGGATTAAACGTACCAATAGGAACGTGGATGGGTGCAGTAAAAGTTAATAATGAAGAAATCTGGCAAGAATATGTTAAAACAAATAAAGTTAAAGGGTTCTCAATTGAAGGTTACTTTGCTGACAAAATGGAACGACCTAAAGAAAAAATTAAAGAAGATTTATCAAAAGATGAAAAAACTTTGCAAAAAATTGTTGAAATTTTAAATTCATAAAATGCGACAAAACAATAAATCAAACTCTAAAAATTTTATACCTAGCAGAACAAGTCCTAAAGGAAGTAGCAGAGCCTGTTTGTGCTGGGATACAAACACCTATTCAATAGCGTGTTGTGATGGCTCTATTAGAGCACAAGGCATAGGAGTTATTACAAGAACATAAAGTGAAAATACAAAATTTAATTATTAATCCGTTATATATATAATATGAAATCAACCGAAATGATCAATCAAATTAAAACTCTCTTAAATATCGAGGTAAAACTTGAAGAGATGAAATTAGAGAACGGTACTATTGTTAGTGCTGAATCTTTTGAAAAAGACAAAGAAATTTTTATTGTTACTGACGATGAGAAAGTAGCAATGCCAGTCGGAGAGTATTTACTTGAAGACGGAAGGTTAGTTGTTGTATCTGAAGAGGGTATGATTGCTGACGTTAGAGAAGTTTCAGATGAAGTACCATCTAAAGAAGATGAAGAAGGTGAAGAAATTACTTCTGACCTTGCTGAAGAAGATGAAGAAGAAAAAGAATTGGAAGAAAAAGAAGAAGGTTATGCAGAAGAAGATGATATGATGCGTGATATGATGGGAAGAATCCAAAACCTTGAAGATGCTATTGCTGATCTTAAAAAAGACAAAGAAGGTAAAATGGAAGAAGAAGTTGAAGAAGAAATGTCAATTGAAAAACCATTAAAATCAAGAACAGTAAAAGAAGAATTTTCAGAGGCTGCTTCAAAACCAATTAAACATAATCCTGAAGGCGAAAGCAAAACTAAAAAAAGAATAGAATTTGCTAAAGGAAACTTTAACAGTACAGCAATAGAAAGAGTATTAAACAAATTAAACAAATAAATCAATATGGGAACATTTAACTTTTTATCAAACGATGTGGAACGCAATCAAGTTTCACAAAAATCATTATCTGCATCAGTTTCTGTACCTGCAGGAGATGCTGGCATTGATCATAATATATCAACAGATGCTTTAGTGGTAAGTTTACCGAAAATTCATTCAGAAAATTTAGGAATGACTTTCTTATTCAGAAACACAGGAGCAGATGGAAACAACATTATAACACTAAGTCCTCACTCAACTGATGGTTTCAATGGTAGTATTGCTAACGCTTCTGCTGATTCAGTAGCAAGTGGAGTTGTAAATAAAGATTGGATAAACACAAAGGCTTCAGCAAACAAAGGAGATTATGTTGTAATTAGAGCAGTAGCTTTAACACAATGGTACATAATCGGTGGTGTTGGAATCTGGGCATCTCAATCATAATATTAATTAAATAAAAAAAGAAAAATGAGTAATTTAAAAAACGTACAATTAGCAACTGCAACAAATATCACGACTACGTATGCTGGTGAGTTTGCAGGTGAATACATCGCTGCAGCTTTACTATCGGCTTCTACTATTGATGACGGTGGTTTAACAGTTAAGGCAAATATTGCCTTCAAAGAAGTAATAAAAAAATTAGCTACAGGCTCTTTAGTTAGTCCTGCATCTTGTGATTTTGTTCCTAACTCTTCAGTAACACTTACTGAAAGAATTATCCAACCAGTTGAACTACAAGTAAACTTACAGTTATGTAAATATGACTTTGTAAATGACTGGGAAGCACAATCGATGGGGTTTGGTTTAGGTCAATCTTTACCTCCAAAGTTTAGCGACTTTATGATAGCACACGTTGCTGCTGAAGTTGCTCAAAATACAGAGTTTTGTATTTGGCAAGGTGATGTTGCTGCAGCTTCAAACAATTCATTTGATGGATTTGAAAAACTAATCGCAGCGTCAGCGGCAGCAGGAGATATTCCAGCAGGTCAGCAAGTAGCAGCAGTTGGTGGTGGTGGATTAAGTGCAGCAAATATTATTGCTGAGTTATCTAAAGTAGTTGATGCTATTCCAAGTTCACTTTACGGTAAAGAAGACTTATTTATCTATATTCCAAGTAGTGCAGCTAAATTCTACGTTCAGGCGTTAGGTGGTTTCGCAGCAAATGGATTAGGAGCAAACGGTACAAACGCACAAGGAACACAATGGTGGAACAATGGTTCGCTAACTGTTAACGGTGTGAAAATATTTGTTTGTCCAGGAATGAGTAATAACAAAATGTATGCAGCACAAAGAAGCAACTTATATTTTGGTACTGGGATTTTAAACGACTCAAATGTCGTAAAGGTTTTAGATATGCAAGACCTTGATGCGAGTAACAACGTGAGAATGGTAATGAGATTTACAAGTGCTGTGCAATTTGGAATTGCTTCAGACTTAGTAGAATACGCTTAAAATTAATTAATCAATAAGAATAGGGTAGGTGGTTTATCTACTTACCCTTTTTTTTTAAAACAATATAAAATTATGGCTTGTACATTAACAACTGGACGTAAAGTACCGTGTAAAAGTGCCTTTGGTGGTATAAAAACTGTACTATTCGCAGACTATGGAACTATTGCATCTATTGCTGTAGATTCATCAACAAAAATCGCAACTATTACAAATGGTTCTCCAGCTCCAGTATGGTTCGAATATGATGTAAAAGGAAATTCAAGTCTTGAAACTACTGTAACAAGTAGCCGAGAGAATGGAACGACATTTTACACTCAAACATTAAATTTAACATTAACATTCTTAGATGCAAAGACACAAGCAGAGTTGCAATTACTTGCAGTATCTAGACCATACGCAGTAGTTGTTGACTATTACGGTAACTCATTTTTGTGTGGATTTGAAAACGGAATGGAAGTTACAGGTGGAACTGTAGTAACTGGTGCAGCAGCAGGTGATTTATCAGGGTTTACGTTAACATTTGAAGGCTTAGAGGAAACAGCTCCTTATTTCTTAAATGCAACACCTACTCCTTCAGCTTTACAAGTTGATCCAACTGCATAATAATTATTTTTTTTAGTTAGAAATTTAAGCACTCTTCAAGGGTGCTTTTTTTTTGCTTTATTAATTCTACAAATTAACTTAATAATTACGTTATATAAGTAATGATTATATTAACTACATCAGCACAAGCACAAGAAATTTCTGTTATTCCTAGACAATATGATGACAGTTCCTTTACTATAAGGGTAAGAGATGACAGCACTAATGTTACAGTTGATTATTTAAATCAATCTGGCACAACAGTAGGAAATTACTTACAAGTTAATCTTGTTTTTAATCCTATTTTAGTTGAAGCTCATTTTTATGATTTATCTTTATTTGTAGATTATAATTTTTGGAATACTAATAATAGCTTTTGGAATCTTTACGATATTTTTTGGCAAATAGATTCTAATTTTAAAGAAGACATATTTAATGATAGAATATTTTGCACAGATCAAGATATAGATCAATTAAATGATAACGACCATTATGAATTAAACAAAGACCAATTTACTTTTTATAATGGCTTTGATAACACTTATACAGTTAGATGAAAAAAATAAGATTAAGAAACGACAAAGGTCAATTTAAAAAGGCTTCTAAAGTATCAGAGTTTGGATTTGTTAATTTAAGTACATATACAAGTCCTGAAATAAAAGAAGTAAACGGTGAAGACTGGATTGAATATGGTGCAGACAACAATTATTTTCAGTATCTAATCGACAGATACAATGGAAGTCCAACAAACAATGCTGCAATCAATGGAATTAGTCAAGCTATTTACGGAAAAGGAATAAATGCTACGGATGGAAACAGAAAGCCAAATGAGTACGCACAAATGATTTCTTTATTTAAAAAAGATATTGTTAGAAAATTATGTTATGATTTAAAATTGATGGGTCAATGTGCAATTCAAGTAATTTATTCTAAAGACAGAAAAAAAGTTGCTCAACTTGAACATATGCCAATTGAAACTTTAAGAGCTGAAAAAGCTAATGAAGATGGAGATATTCCAGCGTATTATTATTTTAAAGACTGGGCAAATATAAAAAGAAGTGATGATCCATTAAGAATTCCAGCATTTGGAATGTCAAAAGAGAATATAGAAATATATTACATTAAACCTTATAAATCTGGATTTTATTACTATTCACCTGTGGATTATCAAGGTGGTTTACAGTATGCCGAATTAGAAGAAGAAGTTTCTAATTACCATCTAAATAACATAATGAATGGACTGGCACCGAGTATGTTAATAAATTTTAACAATGGAACACCTAACCAAGAAGAGAGACAATTAATAGAATCTAAAATTGCAGCTAAGTTTAGTGGTAGTTCTAACGCTGGTAAATTCATTTTAGCGTTTAACGATAATAAAGAAAGTCAAGCTGAAATAACCCCAGTTCAATTAAGTGATGCTCACAATCAGTATCAATTTTTAAGTGAAGAAGCTACTAAAAAAATAATGGTTGCTCACAGAATAGTGTCTCCAATGCTTTTAGGCATAAAAGATAGTTCAGGACTTGGAAATAATGCAGATGAAATAAAAACTGCTTCTTTATTAATGGATAACACAGTTATACGCCCATTTCAAGAGCTTTTAATTGATTCCTTTGACCAGATATTAGCTTATAATGAAATAGCCTTAAATCTATACTTTACGACTTTACAACCATTAGAATTTACAGAGGTTGATAGCTCAATCCAAGATAAAGAAGATATTGAAGAAGAAACTGGCGTTGAAATGGAAAAATTAAGTCTAAAAAAGATTGATGGAATTGAAGCGTATAAAACTAAAGAAGAAGCTGAAGCTAAAGCTGAAGAACAAGGATGTAAAGGACATCACGAACACGAAGTAGATGGTGAAGTTTGGTATATGCCTTGCGAATCACATCCAATTGAGTTGTCTGAAGATGAATCAGAAAATATAATAGGAAATTTATCTAATTCTGGAGTTGAAATGTCTGAAGATTATGTTTTTGTTGATGAAATAAATGCTGAAGATGACATTGATAATGAAGGGTGGGCAAAGTATCTTATTACTGAGAAAAAAAGTGTTTTATCTAAAATAAAAAAAATAATTGGATTAAAAGATGAAGTAACATCATATAAAAAAGGTAATGCTTTTAGCGTTTTAGATTCACCAAATGGATTATATAAAATTAGATATAAGTACGCAATTGGATCAACTAAGCAAATGGAACCTGGAAATGAAAGTAGAGTTTTTTGTAGAAATATGATGAATATGGCTAACGCTAATATCTTGTGGAGAATTGAAGACATTGATGAAGCCTCAAGAGAAGGTGTTAATAAACAACTTGGTCATAAAGGTAAAAAATATGATTTATTTAAATTTAAAGGTGGTGTTTATTGCAGACATATTTTTAAAAAAGTTTTATATAGATTAAGAGCTAATACAGAAGAATCAAATAATATAGCTGATTATAAAGTAACTAGAAAAATACCAGCAAAATATAATAGAAAACCAAGAGGATCAAAAGAAGCTGCAAAAGCACCTGTAAATATGCCTAACTCAGGACATTACCCAGGGTGGAAACCTAAGAAAAAATAAAATTATGGCTACAGTATTATTTATTAATAGAACAGATTTAGTTCGTAACAGTATCATTGATGGAAATGTGGACAGTGACAAGTATATACAATTTATAAAGCTGGCACAAGAAATTCACATTCAAAACTATTTAGGCACTAAAATGTATGAGGGATTAACAACAGCTATGCCTAATATAGATCAACCTGCAAACGCAAGGTGGAAAATATTATTAAATGATTACGTTGTGCCAATGTTAATTTGGTTTGCTCAAGTGGATTACATTCCTTTTGCTAGTTACCAAATTCGCAACGGAGGTGTATTTAAACATCGCTCTGAAAATGCTGATACAGTCAGTAAAGAAGAAGTTGATTATTTAGTTGAAAAAGCAAGAACAAACGCTGAATGGTATTCCAGGAGATTTATTGACTTTATGAGTTTTAATCAAACAACATATCCAGAATATACAAATAACATAAATGACGACATAAATCCTTCTTATGATGCAACTTTTAATGGTTGGGTATTATGAAATATAAAGTAAAAGAAAAAAACATTGAAAAATTAAAAGTCTTTTTAAAAAAGATTAAAAATAATAAAATAAAAAACACAAAGAATGGCAACTCTATTTAATACTAAAATATCTGCTACTTACGAAGGCTTATTAAAAACAATTAATAACGCAGCTTTAAGTGCAACTTTAAGAGAACTAACTGATGGCTCAGGAAATCAATCAGGATTGTTTTTAAATACTGCAGGAGATTTTAAAGTAACTGCCATTTTAGAGTGGGGATCATTAAAAGACACAGGCACAGGAGTTACTATAACACAATTTGTAACAGCAGCAAATGGAATCGGAAACTTTAACAATGATACTACTGTACCAACAAGTGCAGCAGTTAAATTATATGTAGATACTAAATTTTCACAAACAGATACTTTAACAGAAGTCTTAGGATTTGGCAATACAACAAGTGGAAAAGATATTGCTGTAAGTGCAGGAGATGATATTACACTTACTACTACTAGTAAGATTATAATGGGTACATCAGGTGCTGCAGGAAACTTCCAAATCTATAACGATG